GTTTCCCAGTCACGATCCCTGCGGGATGGGAACATTTTCCGCGTACTTGTCCAATTGTATTGCCCTTGAGAAGGTAACAAAAAGTCGCGGCGCCACAGGTTGTATCGTTTGAGCATAGTTCGAAACGACATTATTGATTCACCTGTGAAAACCATATTGATCAGGGCATTGTCCTGCATACCCGGACCGACATTGTCAGCATATTCCTGTAACGGAGCTGAAGGCTCAGTTGTGTTCTGAGCCTCAGGCACGAGTTCTTCTCCAGATTGTGGTTTAAATACAAATCTTTGGAAATAATCATCAGGGACGAAGACTTCAAAATCATCACCCATCGACACGAACACGTTAATCTCAATGTCATTATTCACGGTACTATTGGGAGTTGTGAGTTCATTCACCACATACACACCCAACACACCGTTGCCTTCCTCTTGCGCCGTATAAGCAGTTGTGGAATACATTTGCGTCACTGCGTCAGTTCCTGGACTGTGATGGTCCAACAACGTAACAGATTGACCGTTGCCAACCTCAATAGTGAAATCTTGCGTGTCAGCAATATCAATCACTTGGAGGTAATTCGTGTTATATTCGTTCGAATCCAAGAAGTTGGGGTCATAAACAACCTTAATTCTTCCTTTGTGGAAAGCAGAACACACGATTTGAAAACGGAAACGCATGCTTCCAGTCCAATACTTAAACGGTAGTGCAGCCATTGCACATGCGGGAAAATGAAAACTTTGTGGAGGCCCGGTATCTTCGGCCCATGTTACTGGGTCGACACGAGCATTCCACAATAATGTCTCAGGAGCTGTGCCAAGTGTCCATTTAAAGTTTGTGAGATATGATTCTCTCTTAGCAATTTCTTTGATAGACATGGGATCAGCACTACCCAAACCCGCAATGCGTGGATCAATACTTAACTCTTGTTTGTCGTCAACCGACAGTTTCAAGGCTGTATCTGGCACGTTTGTTGCAGCAAGATGTGACGTCGGAAAGACCCTAAATGGTTCAGGGTTCTTTGTCACAGGAGGTCGGCAATATCCGAATTGCTTTGCAATATTTGAAACGGTGTTAGCCGCTGCAGCTGTAGCAAGAGCGTAAGGACGGATTGCCGGAATAGTTGCCAACGCATTAGAAACTTTTGCGACGGCAGAAGCAGGCTTGGAAATAACTCCATTGCGGTTCGCTTCATCAGTTTCAGTCTCCACACCAGATTGAGGGGCCAATGTGATGGGATTCTCAGATGTTAGTACCGACATACTTACATCAGAAGCCCAAGCAAAAACGGAGATAGTGACCTGGTCACTAGCACCATTAGCATGCTTGAGTGTGTTCAATGATCTAAAGAACAACTGCCCCATCAATTGCCAATCAGCGCTTGTTATATTGAGGTAGTTTTCAAACCAAAAGAACGGCAGTTCCATTTCACCACCAGTGGAAGTGGTTGGATCCAAAAAGATCTTAGGTAACTGCGATGTTTGAACCAAATCGGATCTCACTAGAGCGGAATGAGTTGACAACTGGTCAAAGCCATTGAGTGGTTGGTACGCACACAATGCCCTTCCATATTGGAAACCATTACCATTGATCACTACTTTGATATTCAACTTAGCTCTCAAAAGATTATAATTGGCAATACGATTAATCACCCTTGGGTTATTGAAATACAATGCCCAAGGATCAATGTCGAATGCCAACGTGGTCCCAGTACCCCATTCCTCTTCGTGAATTTTGATAGGCCGATTGAAGAAGTTATCAAGAGTTGCATCTCCGGAATCTTGAAGTTTACGAGTTGGATCCATTTCATTTTCCAATTGCACTGCATAAGCAGGCATCTGATCCCTGAATTGGACATTCTCGTAATCACTCTTTGTAGACATTTTCATCACGGATGTATCATCCACAATACCAGATTGCTTCATGAATTTCTTCAAATCATTACCACTGTCAGAAAGCATTTCAGCATGTTTAGAAATACCATGCCATAATGAACAATCGTCCACATCAACAGGCCCAGCATCCTCTTGGATAATCTCCAATGCTGTTTTGAAATCCTTTCCGTTCTTTTCCACCGGTCTCTCACCGGATAGCACCCTCTCAGTGGTGCTTGCTGTGGTGGACGCATTTTGCCCGAGGGCAACGTCTGCCTGTGCGTCCTGGCAGACTTCTACTGTACATTTACTATTACAATTTTGACCGATTAGCTTTATTTAAACTCGTATCCCATCCCAATCACATGGGGTCGAGGTGTGCATCTAGTGAATTTAGAGTCCGACATGACAATATTCACAATAGACATGCAAAGCCTATACATGATAACAGAAACACAAATCTATCATATATGGTATCCAATTACACATCAGAAATTTTGCTTAGCCTCAGATTTCATACTGGCACTCGTTTAACGCCTGAGTTAGGCGGTGTTGTTCTTAAATGTACAACAATGGTTCATCCTGTGAAAGAATGAAAGTTTTCAAGCTCTGCTTGCGGAAAATCCTATACCATTGGTCATGATCCTTGTGAGTTTTCACCACAAGATGATCATTTTCCGTGGTGACAAGCAATCCACAAAAAGACGCATCGGGTCGCATGACTCTCAACGCTCTAACAGACTTTAGCAACTGAGAAATTCCCTTTGCCTTTGCTGCCTGCCTTGTCGAATTCTTAATTTCAACAACCAACACGTATGACTTGCCATTGAATGTTTTCTCAAACAACATGTCAATCTCCCCAAATGTGGTGTCGATAAACGGAATATCCTTTCCAATCAGCTTCATAGGTATCGAGTGGGCGGTCTCGGCGTACAAATCACGCTCTATGCCAGACTGCCTCCCAAATCTGATCTCAGCTTTTTCCATTTTCTCACCATAATATTTTTCACGCCATTCCGCAACATGATCATCAAATGACACATCCAACCTTGTGCACATATGTTCAATGCCACAATTCTCAGCAACTTCCTTCAATTCACAACGGCGCCTTTCATAGATCTCACGACCATGATTGAAAAATTCACGCAACGCTGTGTCAATGTTCTGTGCACTCGCTTCATCCTCTGTAAGAGGTGATTTCTTCCCGCGCATGAAGCAATGCAAGGATTTGAAAATGGACTTCTCCAAAAGCGCGCCAACGTTACAACCAATTTCAGGAATGTAATTGTTAACACGCTTCAAAAATTCAAACTCTTCAACTGGTAAAAACTCAACCAACTCACTTTCCTTGTCAGGCATAGTGTAAACTTGGCCGTGCTCGCCTAAGAAATCGGACATACCCTTAATAGTGAATGTATCACATTTCGGGTTAACAGATCCAACGTTATCATCCCCATATGTCATAAAACTGACAGCCTCACGGAATGAATCAAACTTAATCCTAGGATTACTGAAATAATACACACGAGCATTCAAACTGCCCATAATACCATTCAGTACAGCTGTAAGGGAATTACCACTGATGTGAGTTCCCTCTGTCAAACCAATCAAAGATCCATTAAACGCAATTTTAGCAAAAGCTATGTCTGCACTCATGGACTCCATGATCTTCAAATCTCTATCACAATATCCAGCCTGCCTCGCAAAATCAATCAGGACACGCAGGGCTGCCAAAACCAGTTGTGATGGAACTTTCTGATCATACTTCCCATAATCACCGCCAACAAGTCTGTCTTCACCAAATTTGGTCACGCTACTGTAAAGCTCACGCCACTCAGGTCCAAAACAATTCACGCCAACTGCGCATTCGGACTTAATTGGACTCAACTGCAACACGCGAATGAGGGGCAAGAAATACCTCCTAATCAAAAAAGTCAAAGTCAATGGGTTTCCATAAAAGATTCGGCATTTATCTTTCGACAAAATCTCATCTTTGACACAACCCTTGATAATGGGATGACACCTTTCGCCTCTCGCATAACGTTCTTCACACTGTGTAACATGATCAAGCACAAATTGATCAAACACAACGCCATCGGGATATGTCTCATTAATCATCGGTGAGACAATATCTCTTTTTGGTCCAGACAACGGAAATCCCTTTGATGTAGCCATATTGATAGAATCAATAAACTGCACTCCAGGAATACCATTCGTGTTCTCAACATCAGTGAGAGGTCTCAAAGGTCCAAATGTTTCGTGATCACCATACAATGGCAAAAGGGGCATCTTATAATCTTCAACGGCTCTAGCCAAAAGACTCGGATTGAACATACGAGCTGGATTCGCCAAATTTTGGATGCAAGTTTGCCAACCATACCAATGTGGATTAATTTTAGGTCCTCGGTAAATATTTGGCATACCACATATCATCATCACATCCGCACTAATCGGTGTAACTTTGACATCAGAATGTGGCGTAACAAATCCTGGACAACCACCAAAATACTCAACCTGAGAGTTTTCTGGCATAAAGTTAACAGGGTCCTTGTGATGCATAGCGACGTCATTTGTGACATTGACGCCATATACCTGTCGGTCAAATATTCCATCTTCACCACCAATCAAAACAGCAGATTGCTTTCGAAGATGTTCAATAGCAACATCATAGTCATGCTTGTACAAAGGACCAGAACATCCATTAGGAGTGTTATCTAAACCACCAAGGTGTATACCTGTGATGGAAGAAACGCGTCCCGATGAAATTTGGACAGCACCGCACAAACCACCAAAAGTGTTCATCGTCATGTTACGGTACACCGATCCAACAAATTCCTTACCTGTTCCATTGCCCGTAAGGCGCACTTGAGCCATTCCTTTAGCCTCCAGGAGTGATCCATCTCGCGAACGATACATGAGTTCAAAAACATGACTTGTGATAGCAGATGTTGGCAAATACCCGGTTATATCCTTGAAAGAACCACCGGACGCAACATAGCAAATACTTAAATCTCTGTCAACAAGTTCATATGCATTAATCTTAGACAAAATGGCTTGAAATTTACCCCCACACGCATCAGGGTTTACCTTCCTAAATGTGCATACCATATCACCACCACCAGAGATCGTGACTGGGAAAC